GTAGGATATTTAGAATTTAAACCTGGATTCTTTTTTATACCTGAAAAAGAAATAATGAAATGGGTAACACTATCTTCAAACAGTTTAGTGATTACACCATTAGATACTAACTTAGTGTCAGCTATTATAGGTTTATACTTTGGTGGTTCTTTAGTCAAGAAATAATATGATAACATTAACAATATTAGGATTACTATTAGGAGTAATATTATAATTATATGAGGTGTCATTATGAATTATTATTTTACAGGAGTATTAATAATACTATTTGTATTGATGGCACTATTTTTAGAACCAGGATATGTTAGATAAATTTTTATATAATTGTTTTGCTAAGTTAGATATATTTTCTTCTTGGATAGATAAATTATTTTCACCTAGATGTAAATGTAAAAGGAAAAAGAAATGAAAGTTAGTGAGAATACATCAGTATCAATGCCAATAAAAAATATGGTTGGTATTATTGTTGCTGTAGCAATGGGTATCTTTGCATATACAGAAGTGACTGCTAGACTAACATCATTAGAAACATCAAGAGAATTATTTGAAGCTGACTTACTTAAAAAAAGTCATCAATTACCAGTAGACCAAGAACAGTTTATGTTACTTGAAGATTTATATAAGACAGTAGAAAAGATTGAAAAAAGAATTGAGGATATGATGCATAATAAAGTTAATATACAATTCTTACAAAAACAAATGGAAAAAGCTTTAGAAGATATAGAAATTTTAAAAGATAAAGTAAGACAAAATGGTAATGGAGGAACACACTAATGGTAGAAATGGTAGTAGCTTTATTGATGATTGTAAATGGAGAAATTAAAGAACATAGAATACAAGAATCTATGTCTCAATGTTTAAAAGGTAAAAGATTTGCTACAAGAAATGAAAAAAAATATAACTCAGGTAGTAATATTACACATCAATGTATAAAATCTATGGCTGAAACTGAGTTAAATATTGATGGTTCAAAATCAATTAAAAAATTAATATTAGAATAATGAAAATAGCTTTGTTTATGATTCTCTGCTCAAGTGTAGCAGGTAATTGTCTTGAACCTATTAAGATAAATAGTTATAATACATTTTATGATTGTATGAGTGCTGGTTATTTAGAAGCTTATAATAAGAATAAAAGTATTGGAATAGATGATGTTAATACTTATAAGATGTATATTAAATTTATTTGTGCTACTGAAGAAGGTGAACAAATTTAACTATAGAATACATCTCTAGCAATCTTTTCTAGTTCATCTGTCAAATCTGTAAAATTAGTTTTACATTCCCTAAGCATAGCTGTTATAACACCAGCATTATTTTTATGAAAATGTGTGGTAACTTTATCCATTGGATAATTTTTTATCTCAGTAATAAATTGTCCTTGATTATTAATGATAAGCTTGAAGCCCATTAACTCAGCTTCTTTTCTTTTAACTCGTTTCTTAGATTTTAGTTTTCGATTCTGCTTCATTCTTTTTCTTCAATAAATCTAGAAGAAAGTCATCATCAGATTTTGCTCCCTTCTTTTTTGTTAATGGTTTATCACCATCTTTATATACTTCAACAGTTTGTATTCTTGAAGGGTTAGTCATAAATACTGGAAGCTTTGTATTGTCATGACTCTTTACCATAAAGAATCCATCCTCAGCTATACCAAATGTTTGTACATTTTTTATATCTATATCATCAGAACCTACTAAACATAAACGCATATTATAAGTAGGACCAACTGGTTGTTTTGGTTTACCATCCATTCCTAATACTTGACTCATACTAATCTGCTATTGGGTCGTGTGTTAATGAAGCCATTTGTTCTAGTCTAGTTTTAGGTTCTTTACTTTCATTTTCAAAACTAATATCAGTACCATGGTCTTTTAAATTTTTATAAGTCCTTTTGGTATTTTTAATTTCTGGTTGATAACCTATGTTACCAGTTTGATAATCATCATCTACTAAACTATCTACACTCTCTGTATAAAATTCATTTAACTTTTCATTGTTTCTTTTTATTTTCTTTTTAAGATGGTCTTTTAATTCATCAACTTTAACAAACAATATCTTATCTATCTGTTGATGTATACCATACATATTTAAATCATTTAATGCTGCAATAAGTCTGCGAAAACCTTTTGCTCTTTTCTCTAACTGTTGTATTTGTGCTTCTGATAAACTCATGAGTAATCCCTTTCAAGTATCATTTCAAGATAGTGAATAGCTTTTTCAATATCTTTTGCTTTGCCTTTTGATTTGTGTCTGCAGATATACTTAATAGCATTACCTTCTGCAAACAATAAATTGTTTTCATTAATAAACTCAGCAGGTTGTATCTTCATCTTTGAATAATGATTACCATCTACTTGTTTATTTAATGAGTCATATGTAGTACCTTTAAACATATCTTTGTGTGTCATTATAGTGGTCCTTGTTCTATCATTTTTTGTCTTCTTATTTGTTTCTCTGTTGGTTGTAACATATTATTTAAATCATCATATGTCAACTCCGAATCTTTTTTTAATTTCTTTACTACCCATTTATATGACCATGGTTGTAGTTTTAATGTAGTATCTTGCCAATAGTGAGTTTGATTAGGTAATAATGTTAATACATTTTTTACATTAACTTTCTTTTGTTCTTCTTCATTTAACAAAGTCTTTAACCATTCAACAAGAATAGCTTTAGCTTTGTTTCTTATTGGTTTCATTTTTTTGCTATTCATTTTTTTAACTTTATCAATTTAAAATTATTCTCTCTATCAAAATATCTATATGACATTCTTACTGGCATAAATTTATAAACATAATCAAACACAATAGTTTCATCTAGTTCTTTACAACTATAAACATCAAGCTGTACTAATGCAGGATTGTTTTCATCCCATGAGTGTAAAGTAATATGGGATGTTTCTATTATAGTTACACAAGTTAATCCTCTGTTACCTTTTACATCACAATACTTTGCATAAGGACCAGCCAGTATTTTCATATCAATATCTTTAATTAGATTCTTAGTCCACTTCCTCATCATCTTTAAATCTTTAGGAGGGTCTAAGACTTCTGCTCTAACTAGCAAGTGTTTGTGTTTTAATTCCATCTGTAAATTCTTTTGTTATATCTTCTACATTAGGTTCTTTAACTACATCAGCTAAGAACACATTCTTATTTGCATATTTAAATACTCTTAATCCTTTACCTTTGTTTGCATCTGCATAACATTCAAACTTATGTATACAAAATTGACAACCAACTGGTATAACTTTATTTCCATTCTTCTCTGTCTTTAATGGATAACATCTTTCAGGTGGTGTATCACTAGCAAGTTTATTATTTAAATCTTTTATTAAACTTTTTGTATCAGGTTTAGCTAAGTCTTCAGGTTTATAAAAACATATATCACCACTTGATTTATCAGCAACAAGAAAACCTCCCTTGTTAGTTCCATTAGCTGTTTCATATCCTGATAACTGGGCATGATAACCAAATGGGTCATCATTAACTATCTCACCATTCTTAAACTTTTTAAAACTAAAAGGTGAAGCAGACTTAACATCACATATCTCACCATCTACTTTTGCATCTATATGTCCTTTAACATCATCCACTTTAACTTTCATTTGTCTATCTTCTACTTTATGTCCTGCTAATTCTGTTAAGTATAAAAGTAAATGTTCAATGATATGACCATATAAAAATTTTAAATTATTACTAGCATCATATTCTTTTGTTTCTTTAGGAGAATATTTATCATACCATAATTGTCTTGCAGGTTTACCTAAGATACTCATTCTTAGTACACCATTGTATTTTTCTTTTACTGGTGGTGTGTTCCATGCAATCATAGCTTCCTTAACATTGTTAAGAAATGAGTTCATGTTCTCTTCTGTTATGGGTGCAGGTTTACCATTTGATATATCAGCTATAAGTTTTTTAATATCTTCAGCTACTGTATCAATGCGTTTCTGACCAGTTGTTTCCAATTTTATATTCTCCATCTAATTCACATCTAAGCTTTAGTATTTTACCAGCATCTCTAATTGATTGTACTGCCAATCTACCAAACTCATCTGCCCTTTCTTGTTCTACTTCGTATTGAAACTCATCATGTACATTTACTACAGGATAAGCTTTGATTCGTTCTCTTTTAACATATTCTTCTAGCTTTGTCAACGCAACCTTCATGACTGTTGCTCCTGCTCCTTGAAGCAAACTATTCAGGGCTGCGTGGGGGTGTCTGATGATGATTTTTCTTCCATCAAGTCCTTTGAGCCATCTTCTGTTAGACTTAGATACTCCATCCACTTTTTCTCGTAAGCTTCTAAGACTTGGTGTTGCTCTAAGAAACTTTTCTTTAACTCTTTCGCCATCTCTTTCCGAACCTCCAATGATACTTCCGATTTTTTTATTCCCTGCTCCATAGATGAAAGCATAGATAAAAGTCTTCGCTGCATCTCTTGTTTCCAAACCAGCAGCAGTTTGATTTGCTGTGTGTATATCTCCATTAATAACTTCATTTATATATTCCTTATCATTCATGTAGTGTGCTAACATCCTTAACTCTAATCCAGATGCATCCACACCAACTAATTTATATCCCTTTTCTACTATCCATAATCCTCTACATTCTTTTCCATAAGGTGAGTACACAGCAGGGATTTGTGCCATGTTGGGTGCTTGATGACTCATTCTACCAGTAATAGTACCATTGGTAATTACTTTGCCATGTACTCTCCCATCTTCCTTAATTGCTTCTACCCAGGAGGAAACTTGGGCAATTCTTTTTTGAAGCATTAAGTATTCGTTTATTAACTTAGCTTCAGGTATATTTTTTATTTCTGATAATACTTTTTCATCTACAATTACATGACCCTTATCAGTTTTCTTTTGTGGTTTCCAACCAAGCATCATTAGTCTTTCACCTATCTGTTGTCTTGAACCAAGGTTAAACTCTTTGTATTTAACTTTAGTAAAAGGCACTCCCTTTACATACCCTCTTGCTTTGTTATTAGATTTAGGAATAAACACTTCTTCTATTTTTAATGGAGGAAATGTAGCCCTAACCTTATT